ACCGTTATCCGTGCTGCGAAACCCCGTGCGATACGGTTGCACAACAATCCACACGCCTTGCCCATCGCTCGCAACCCCCTCGGGCTGCTCCATCCCGAGATCCAGATCGCTCCACGTCTCACCATCATTGATGCTGATATACGCCATATTCCAGCCAACAGCGATCCAGCGGCCATCCGATCCAGCAGCTAGCCCGTTGGCGGCGGTCGGCAACGTACCGCCCCCCACCCATGTGAGACCGTCATCGAGGCTACGATCAACACCATCGCCTGATGCCGACAACCACACCCCGCCGGGCCCGGCAGCGAGCGCATAGTTGTAGATGGTGCCGCTGTACACCTGTTCCCAGGTTGATCCCCAGTCACCACTGCGCCAGATGCCGTTCTGTGCTTTCGCTAGGCATACAGAGCCGACCACTGCAATGTTTCTGATCGAGTCACCGATGGGGCGCTGCGGCGCCCAGCGGGCAGGTAGAGCAGCAGCCAACTCGGCGTTAACCCCGGGGTCGACAATGCCGCCGTTGGCTGGCAGGTATGTGTTACCCGGGTCGCGCAGCGTGATCAGCACATCGCCGATGCACTGATCAATGGGCACCCAATCCTGGGCCGATTCTGTACCCACGGCGACATACCTGCGGCCCGACGCTGCGTCCAGATAATGCGCTGACAAACTTGGCGGTATGCCAGTAGGGACCCCATCGCCTGAAAGTACGTGTTCAACGGATGCCATAGTCATTCTCCATAGGTTAGGTAGTTGCCCTGTTCGTCAACCAGGGCATTGCCGGCCGAGTCGACCAAGGCCCCTTCGGGCAATTCACCGCCGCCCGATTCAAGCGCGGCGATTCGCGCATCGAGCGCCGCCATTTGTTGCTGCAGGCTCGTGAGCGTGCCCGCTGTGATGCTGCAGTACACGTAAGCGCCTGCCGGCCACGAAGCGCCATCAGTCCCCTCCCGCCCTCGCAACAGCGTGTATTCGCCCGGGCCAGTTCCGACCACGTGAATGATCTCGAACGCATCCTGCTCCAGCGGGTTGAGCGACTCAGTGATCGTCAGCGCATACACGACCCCAGCGCCCAGCGCGAGACGCTCCAGCGCGGGGGCAGGGACCGGCAGTGCCGCAGCATTCGCAGCGAGCGCGCCGGTCAATTGAACGATCCAGTTGTTGATGTAGTTCATTGATTTACACCCATGTGAATTCGCCCTCAGCGCGACGCCTAACAACGTCACCTGTGACTGGGTTGTACGCGCCGATGTAAAAGCCAGGCGGCCGATCCTCCCCCCCATCATAGAGCTCGCCCGGGTCGACACCGGCCGGCGATACGCCAGCGCTGATAGCGCGCACACGCGGTGTTGCGTACACGCCAGTTACCTCTGGGTAAATCATCGTGACGTCAAGGACCTTATTAGCCAGAAGTGTGCCGCTCGGGATGTTGATATCCCATGTCAGCCCAAGCGAATGGGCAATGGTCCCGGCACTCATGAAAGGCCGGCAGAAGCGCAGATTTTGCTCGGGAATAGTCACCCCATCCCGCGCAACCCCAAACGGCGCATTACCTGAATAACCCCACTCATTGGCCGTAAACCGACTGTGAGTGGCGCTGAATACCGTTCTATCCTGTATCAAAGTTGTAACGGCATAGTCATGCTGCACACCGCCCGCCGACTGCCCGCCTACTTGACTCAGCGTGCAGTTGCTACGCATGGTTAGCCCGACTGTTGCAGCACCAGTAATGAGTGATACCGAAGACTCGATGTCGATTGTTTGGTGAGCGCTGCCATCGCGCGGCCCAGTTGACGTGATTGCTGTAGTCTCGGTGCGCCGCTCGCGTGAGATTGATTTGACCAAACGCACGCTGCCATCGCTGTCATACCAACCACCCGCGACAGCCTCAGCAACCCATTCCTCTGTATAGGTGCCTGGCCAGCCGCTGTGACTAGGGCCAACAACGACATACTCCAGGCCAGAATCGGCAGGGTCGGACACGAGCTGCACAAGCGGCGCGCACTCCGAGTAACCTGCAATCACGTTTAAAGAGGCGGAGGGATTCTCGAACTCCCCGGCAATGACCAATTCAACAATCGCAACGCATCCGAATGAACCACCCATTGCAAGGCGCAACAAGCTACGTCGACCGTCCGGGCTACGGTCTATTAGCGCCGAGCTGATTGAATAGTTTGTGGCTGCGGGAACTCCTATCGAGGGGATCGATAACGACAATGCAAGTTCACGAGTTTCCGCCCCGTAACGTAGCAAAACGGCATAGTCAATCGTCTGCTTCCATCCTCCACGATCCGCCCCAAGACCCAGGCTGCCAACCATCTCACCGAGCTTGATCGGCCCTCCACCGAAGCGTATCCCGCCGTAAGCCAATACCACGTCCACATTTCGGGCCGAACCGGGGATAACACCACCAGCCGAGCGCAAGATTGAAACGTTCCACCACTGCTCGTCGCTGTCCTCAAAGATGGGAGCTGGAGGCATCCCTATATCCCACAGATAGGTCCAGCCACCGCCGAACCTCTGGATAGGCACCTCGCGCCCACTGGCGGCGACCAGGGTGCCAGCTGACTTGCCGGGCGTTCTCGTGATCAGCCCATGCCAAGGCCAACCCCATACTTCTATCTCAGGATCAGCAGGACTGTTAAGTGAAGCCATTGGCGAACTCCTGGATCACTTCATCACCATTTGCATCCTCCATGACGTAGCGCCTCACGCTGCGCAGGCGCGCCCACGCAAGGCCGTCCGTGGTCGGCAGGAGTACCGTCGGGTAATACTCCCGATTGCCCGCATCCGGCTCGACCAGCGGACTAGCGATGCCGCCGCCAGTGCTAGCGGGCGGGGCGGCGTAGTTGCCCGTGCCAACCTGCGCCGGCACGCTGCCGCGCGGCTCGACTGCGGGCAGCGAGCGCCGCTGGCGAGGCGGGTTGACCAGCGCGTTGATGTCATCGACCTCAGCACGGCCGGTGCGGCGCTCAATCATCGCCTGCCCCGTGGCGCGCCGGCTGGCCTCGCTGGTGCCCTGGCGGCTACGCCGCATGCCCTCGGCAATCTGGGCGCGTTGCTCTGCAAGTGTTGCCATCGCTACAACTCCAGAAGGTCATTGGGTATGGCGACCCGATAGTGGGCCGTCACCTCACCGGTACGTTCGTCGCGGTAGGTCTCGGGAATCTCCACCGCCCTGATCTTGAATCGCCTCGGGAAATCCGGTGCGGCCAGATCGTCCTTCGCGCCCCAGTTGCCGCTGAACCCGAGCCGCTCGTCGTCATACGGCGGTATCGGCGCGCCGGTAATAGGGTCGTTCAGCCGCCCGCCCAGCTGTGTAGGCAGCCCTGCGATACTGCCGCCAAGGTCGGGCAGGCTCGTGTCAGGGCGCAGCGGCGCGGTCAGAGGATCACCAACACCACCGCCGCGGCTGATCGCCACGCTAATGGTGGTGATCGCCGTGCCGCCTTCGATATCGATGCGGTGCTCGATGCGCCGGCACTTGCCCTGCGCCAGGGCTTTGTCCTCAAGGCGCAGGGTGTGCACGGTGTCGATGCCGAGTGCCAGATCGGTTGGCACTTGCCAACTCAGCGTGGTGCCACGGTGCGCGCTCAGCAGCTGCACCGCGCCGCCCCACAGCATAGTCAGCAGGGCCGCATTGCGGCGTACCTCGTCAGCCAGGTCAGTCGCACCGCTGGAGCCTGATGGGCGGGCATCCTCCCACTCATCGGCCTGGCTGCTCTCAATCGCCACGTTGCCGCTGTCGCGGGCAATTACCTGGGTAGCTTCGTCCTCGCCACCCATGGCAGTCAGCAACAGCTTGTAGCTCTCGGTCACCTGCTGCACCCAGCGCCGCCCGCCAGATGCCGTGGCGCTAAGCCACAGGTTGTCGAAACGGTTAATCCATGGAGCGCCATCACCGCACGGGTTGGCCATGCTCGGCGGCAGCTTGTAGCCGCCCACACGGCCTATCAACTGCAGGCCGGCGCCCGTGATGGCGTCCTCGATCATCTCCGTTGTCGGCAGGTCACTGGTCCATGTGCGCCATTCGCAAAAGCCAGGGATGCCCGTGCGGCTCGCGCGCGGGTGCGTCCAGCCAAAGCCCTGAATGTGCTGCCACAACCGCGGGAAGCGGTAGCCGGCATCGATCTCCAGTCGGTTGGTGGCCGCGCCCAGCGGCTGCAGGTCAATCTGCACGCTCTCGAACAGCGTGGTGCCGGGGCCGAACACGAAGTGCGGCGTGGCCGCGGCGGCCCAGCTGGTCACGCGCACCTCGCCAGTGGGCGAGCAATCCAGGCTGGCCGCCCTGCTCTCCATCCGCTCCTGCGCATAGTCCCAGCGGCTGCGGCCGGTCACCGGCTCGAACAGATCAGCAGACCAATGGCCGCCGGTCAGTGCGTCGATGGCCTCGATGCTCATGCCCTCGATGCGCTGCTGCAACTGGTCGCTGCAATCGCACGCCAGCAGCCGCCACGTTGGGTCCCATTCCGGCATCTCGATTTTGCCCGTGAACAGGCGCTGCTCAGTGATCACGCCATCACGGTTGCGGCTGATGAAGTCGATCTGCACCGGCTTGCCTTTCCAGTCGTCCGGCACGACAGGGCCTGGCGGCAGGTACAGCACAAAGCCACCGACGCCAGCGGCGCCTTCCTCGAGGTCGACGTCGATCATGCCGGTAACCTGGCTGGTGAGATCCACCCCATCCACCAGCAGGCGCACGCGCCAGTTGAAGGCCTGGCCGCGCGCCACATACTCCGGCTCATAGGCCGAACCCATGGCGACAGCAAGCGGGCCGCTGGCCAGCGGCTGAGCTCCGATCAGCATGGGTTACACCTCTTCCCAGGGTACGGACCAATCGAACGAGCCGTTCTGCGAGCGAGCGGGCCGCTCGGCCATCACGGAATAAACGGGCATCCAGTCCACGCGGTATTGGTCGGCGCCGGCCACGGCAGTCACGGTTACGGTGTTGGTTTCAGCGTTCAGTGCACACGGCGTTCGGCGCCACTGGCCGTCAACGCGAGCAAGCGACCAGGGTGCACGGTCAGGCCGTGGCGTGCTGGGTAGCACGAACACCAGGCTGGCGCCCTGCATGCTCATCACCTGGGTTACCCGCAGCTCCAGCGGGTTGCTGTAATCCAGCCCATCCAGGCAAGCCGGGTACACACCACGCCCCGCCAGGGTGCCGCTGGTTTTCTGCCAGGGCATTTGCTTCACCGCTGCGCCATCGCTCATGCGCAGCACGCGGCTGCCGCCGATGGGCTGCTCGGCCTGCTCGGGCGCGCCGGCGTGCTTGTCCAACGCAATGCCACCCAGCATCACGGCCACAGTCATAGCGTGCTCCAGAAAAAGTTGGGCCCTCCAACGAGGGCCTATTTACGACGGGAAGAGCCACCGAATTTGGTGGCCAGGCGCCGCATGTTGGGGGCTTGGCTTTGCTCTACGAATACGGCGACTTCCTGGCCGCCACTCTCAAGCACCATCCGTCCCAGGTTCGGCATTGCAGGGGCTGATGCCGCAGCTGCATCCACAGCGCCGCCATCGGCAAACTGCGGGATAGCCAGGCCGTTCATCTGGTCCAGCAGCCCCGTCCCGTAGTGCCGTACCGCAGCAGCGCGCAGCACGTACTCTCCATTCGAAAGCCGGGCCAGAATGCTGTCGCTGGTGCCGGTGCCAGGGCCGCGTACAGGTCCACCGGTGGCAAACTGAGGCGTAGCAGGCACCGGAACGTCGCTGACGCTCGTGCTCACCGTAGCGGTCAGGGTCAGGATCTGCCCAAGCCGCGCCGCCAGCTGCTCCATATCGGCAATCAGCTTCTGCTTGGCCTCTTCGCTCAGCGTCGGGTCCACCTTCACATCGCGGATCTTGTCGAAATCCTTGTTCAGCGCATCGATCTGCTCGCGGATTCCGGCAAGTCTCTGGTCTGCTCGGCTCTCTTCCAGCTTGCTGGCCTCAACCTCAATGGCCATCAGCGACTTGGCAAAGCCCTCGAAGCCGTAGGTGTTCTCACCGGCAGCCGCCAACTCCTGCAGCACCTTGAGTGCCGCCTGCGCCTGCTGCTTGGCGCCTTCGATATCACCGGCCCGCAGTGCGGTCTGGGCAGCCAAGCGCGCATCTTGAAATTGCCCAAAACTCGCGCCCTGCTGACCACCAGACCGGAATCCAGCAATGGCCTCGGCGTAGCGTTTTTCAATATCAAGCCGATCCTTGCGGACCTTCTCGATATCGCTCAGCGCTTTCCGCTCTTCGCCAGCAAGTTCGCGCAAGCGGCTGCTGGCATCAGTCACCATCTGCCGGTAAGACTTGGCCAGCGCCTCGTTCGAGCCCTTTACTTCATCAGCCAACTGCTGCTGAAGCGTGCGGATATCGGCGGCAGATTTAGCAGCCTGCGAGCCCTGCTCCTCGTAAGCGCCATTCCAGATTTTGGTGATTGAATCAGCCGCTTCCTTGCTGATATCAACGTAATCCTTCGCCGCGTCCGCCATGATCTGGCGCGCCCCGGCAAAGTCGCCAGAGGCAGCAGCGGAAGCGGCAGCGGCCAATGCCCCGATTGAGTTACCGGCAGTGCGAAAAGCTGCGCCAACGGCAATAGCGACCGTAGCCAGCACTTTCAGCGCACCGCCCAGCACCGTGGCGGCCAGGGTCGCGTTCTTGCCGCCCTCGCTGGCGTCGATCAGCAGGCCGGTCATGGTGTTCAGCGTCGGCAGCAGCTCACCGGCAATCGTATTGCCCGCGCCGGAAGCAACCGCACCGAGTGTAGAAAGCGAGTCATTGAACTGCTCGGCCTGAGCCGCCTGGGCATCACTGATAACCAGCCCAAGCCGCTCGGCCTGCTCAACCAGGGCGCCGATGCCATCAGCGCCGGCGTTCAGTAGGGGCACCAACTTGGCGCCGGATTTGCCGAACAGCTCGATCGCCATAGCCGATTTCTCGGCGCCATCCGGCAGTTCAGCGAAGCGCGCAGCCAGGTCGAGCAGCAGCTGGTCGCCACTGCGCACCGCCCCCTCGGCGTTGGTCACGGAAACGCCCAAACGCTGGAACAACTCGGCCTGAGCCTTGCCGCCGTTGGCCGCCTGCACTGCGGTACGGTTCAAGCGCGAGAACGCAGCCGACAGCTCGTTGGTGCTCACGCCTGACTGGCTGGCAGCCCACTGCAGGCCGGTAAATGCCTCGGTCGTTACACCGGCAGCCTGCGCCAGCTTGCGCGCCTCATCGGCCGCATTGATGCTCGCACGCACCCAAGAGGCAACGACAGCTACTGAGAACATCCCAGCAAGCGCAGCACCTGCCTTCTTGCTGGCCGCTTCGAGGTCGAACAGTTGCCGCTGCGCCTGATCGAATGCCGGCTTGGAAGTGTTCTTCCCTTCGATCACCAACTGGGTACTAACGCGCGCCATTATCCGAGCTCCCTCAACATTTTCCGGAACGACTCCGGCTTGCCCTTGGCGCCACGCGCCACAATCAACGCAAGCCGAGCACGGCGACGCTCTTCGCTATCCAGCACATCCGAGAACATCTCAAGCTGCCCCAGCGTGTAGCCCTGCACGTCCTCAAGCCGATGCCCGGCACCGATCAGGCGGCCGGCGACTTCGCCCCAGCCAGAGCCTTTTCCGCCTCCACTAGGGCTTTCTCGAAAAAACCCGCGTTCACCCGGATCACCTCAATCATCAGGCTCACAGCCGCGGCAGCAGGCAGACGCCAGATTCGCCAGCGCGAAAGGTTGGTGGCGGTGCAAAGAATGTCGCGCAGCTGCCCGTTCACCACTGCGTAGGCGTACAGCTCTTCCATGGTCTTGCTGGAGCCCATGGCGATCACGATGGCCGCAGCTCGGCCGAAGCGCTCGAAGTCGCGCAGTTGCACCGGCTTGATCTGCACCTTGCGGCCAGCCAGACCGACAACGACCGGCTCGGGGAAGAGGATTTTGAATTGGGACATAAAAACTCCGGCAATAAAAAACCCGCCGAAGCG